AAGCTTGAATAGCACCCGCACTTGCAACTCGGACTGTAATATTCCCCACATTACTATTAGTAGATCCAGCAGTCAGGACTGTAAGATTATTAATAACTCGATATGTGTTTACAAGAGCCACAATAGTAGTACCATTTGGAACCACGGTTTCAGAGATCTGATTAAAGTTGGCATCCAGACCTTGGACTAGAATAGATCTAGCCCCTGTTCCCGCAACGGCATCACTAGCACTACTCGAAAGTAACTCTAAAGATTGAGCGGAAGCTAACAAAGTCCAAGTGGTCGCTAATTCCCATAGATTAGCATTAGTTACAGCCCCGCCTACAGCAGCTGCATATCCAAAAGCAGTTACCAGACTAGTATTTGGATATTTCCCCCGAGCTACAGCAACAACATATTCTTCAGGAGATAGTGTAGCATCAATTGAAATCCCAGCCATACCTTAACCTTGACCAGTGGATTGCAGAATTGTCAGAGTAGTAGATCCAGAACCTGATGCTTGATTAATACGAACTGCTGTGCAAGGAAAAGCAAAGTTACCTGCTGAGTTAGCAGTCTGGGCTGCCATTGTTGCATGTGAAAATGCTGTTACAATTCCCGTATACGTTGGGTCCATAATAGCATCAAATGTGTACTCAATAGTATAGTTAACCGTCCCGGAGACAACGGCTCCCATACCCACAGAGAAGATCTGAGCACGAGGATCCAAGGGAATCCATGCTGTAGTACCTGCTCCAGTTTGTTTAATGATTTGAGAGCGCATTGTCTTTCCTTACGAAACGTAATTTACATCAAAGACCCAAGGGCCACCAGTAGTAGAAGCTGTGCCAGTTTCAGCATAAACTGCTTTAATCAAAAGATCACCAGATACAGGTAGATTCTCAATATTAGGTAACGCTGTCATCTGTACCAATGCGGATACTGTACCACTCCCCTTTACATCAACTGCTGTACCTGTAGAGATAACACCAGTATTATTACTAATAGTGATGATGATTGTCGCAGTAGTAGCTGCATCCGAATTCGATGAACCATGGATATTTACTTGCAATACTGAAGCAGCCGCAGGTAGGGCACATTTAAGAACCGCTGGAGTTGTATCAGAACGTGATACTTGAAAGATCTTAGCATTAGTACTTTTACCCGACGGGGTAAGAACAGTAGGTCCAGTTGTGGTAAGTACCAGTGGAACCAACTCAATTTGTTTGAAACCCATTTTGTTATCCTTCGCGCATTGCGCTCAATAAAAAAGGACACACCTATTTGTTGTAAATAAAGTGTGCCCTCTTGGGTATTACTTACTATTAAGCGCCAGCCGAACCATAGATGGCACGTGGGTCAGTGATACCAAACGAGTAACGGGATGTAGCCTTGAACTTTGCATTCTCGGTATCAAAATCGTTATCTTGTTCAAAGGCATCAGCACGACGTTCAAAATACTTCAGACCATCCTTAACATTGGTACGAATAAACCAAGCGTCATTATCAGTCAGATAGTGATTGATAAAGTAACCTTTGGTAAATTTGCTTAGGTTATTCAAAGCATTGATATCGTTAAACTCAGTGCCGACACGGCCTTGAGATTTCAAGATACGAGCTGCTTCAAAGTCCAGAGTAGGTGGGATAATCAAAGTCTCAGGCTTAACAGCGATACGCAGACCACGATCATTTGTGAACAACGAGATATCGATGCAAGCTTGTTCCAGAGCAGCTTCAGACAGATCCGAGGCAGTCGAGATAATATTTGAGAATGTACCACCAGCAAAGTTAGGATGTGCCGAGCTAATCATTTCCTTACCATCACCAAAGGTATACGAGGAATTGAAGGCACGGTTATAAACGTTAGCACCATTGACTTCCTTAGTCTGACGAATCGAGAATGCCAAACCTTGAGCTTTCTTTTGACCAACTACGTCATACTGGTCATCTTCCATGATTTCACGAGTGATAATGAAACCAAGGGCAAAGACGTTATGTACGTAGCGAGTTGTAAAAGTCTGACGTTCTTGATCATACGAGATCGGAGAAGCTTCAGGTTTCAGGATTGCCAAACCAAAGGACGAGATACCAACATCTTCTTCATACTGCTTGTTGGATGTATATTTATCGAACAGACGATCAAACTCTACAGCATATTCATCATACGATTTACCATACCAAGAGTTAATACCAGGCCAGAGAGCCTTGGCAAAACTTGAGCTATTAATAAGAGCCATTTTACTATTCCTTTTATTCTATATAGAATTTATTTGATTTACTTAAGTTTTCATGCTTGGTTAAATATTGAAGATTAAATTCAACATGTAATCCACAAACAAGATCATGTACAATAGGTACTGCATGATCTACATGGTATCCCTCTGGACAATTAGCATAGATCTCATAAATCTTATCCATGTTAGCCCAGAAAGGAGTTGCTTGTAGTTGTGAAGTTCTTCGCTTTGCAGTATGGTACCTAAACACATGTGGATGTGCTTTTCTATAAGTCTCACATTTAGTGCGATTTACTTCTTTTTGCCTATTAGTATTTTTATATTGTTTCCAATGTGCTGAACTTTTATTTGCTAACATCTCTCTATTATTTTCACGATAGATTTGATCTTTAGCATATTTACACTTCTTGCATTGGGCATTAGGTTTGCCCCGTTTTAAAGAGTACTCAGAAACTTCCTTTTCTTCTTTACAACGAAAACAAACTTTTAAAACCTTCATAAATCAGCCTAATTCAGACGCCAGCAGTACCAGTACCACCCAGGAACTGATCATTGTTCAGTTTCACGACTAGTTTAGCAGCAGCAGCAGTATTATCATTGTCAACACGTTGTGTGAAGCCCATGATCTTCAAAGGAAGCGTAGCGGTAGTAGTAATAGTAGCCACATCCAATGTCATCCCAGAAGCACCAGTAGTAGTAGAACCAGCAGCCACAGCAAAGTTAGCATTGTTGCCAACGTCACCCAAAGCAGCAGTACCATTACTAGTTTGCACCTCATACAAAACATTTGGATCATCCGACACATATACATACTTACCAGTAGAGGCAGCACGATATTGTGGAGAATTCAAGTTTGTAGGATCAATAGCGAAACCAACAATTACACCCAACACTGCATTACTAGCAGCAGCTTGGATTACAGATTGAACACCAAGAGCCTTACCACCAGAAGCAGCAGGATCACCAGTTGTTTCAGCTTTTACCAGATCACCAACGAATACCGCAGTAGCGTCACCCGATGGGATAAAGTAGAGATTAGCAGCGCCGTTATAGGCGGCACCATTCAGATATTTAATGGGATAGAACCCATTAACACGACTTGTATTAGCCATTTAAACTCCAATAAGATTTATTTATTTCTTAATGGAGTAATGGTTTGTTTAGGTCGGTTTTGAACCAACTTCAATTTTTCCATAGTATCCATTAAGAGCATCAGCTTTCATTGTGGCTTCAGTTTCCGCAATGAATTTCTCTTTGGCGGCTTGGTCCTCATCATGCCAGTCCTTACGGATACGCATGACTACACCTTTATTGCCACCTCCGACAGAGATACGTTTGACGGAACCTTCTTCTGAAGGTACATCAACACGCTTGTCTCCAACTTTAACGTCACGGGCTTTGACCACCTCGTAACCACCTTCAACGAATGCTTCGACTCGATCATCCACATCATTGACTACACGATATACGTAATTAGGGTCTTTTCCCTTTACGGTCAGAACATTACGTACACCAATAGGGGTACGAGTTACGCGGCCACTTGGCGCTTTAGCAATTGCTTCTTTGTCGGTATTAGCCATTATTGAACACCTCTTTGGAGTTTAATTTCTTTGATATACTGTTCTTCAGTAAGAGCACCAGCTCGAACGAACGTGGCCATAGCTCTACGTTCTTCGGCTGAGAGTTGGAATCCTGAATTACCACCACTAGCTTTAGGGGAGGACGAAGATTCAACATTTGATGCTTTTTCTCGATTTGGGTTACTAAATTTTTCAGAGAATTTAGCTTTAACTTCTTTTTCTACAAGTCGAAGGACATCAGATGGAGATTTACCACCATCAGCGAGTTCGTTACCGTAGGCATCAGCGAAGGCTCGCATGGTTTTATTTGAATCATACCATGAGTTACGTTGTGTCCAGCTTTCAAACTCTGGATGACGGATTTGGCTTTCAGCAGCTACTTCCTGAATTGCTTGGTATTTATCTTGGGCAATTTGGTTCTTGACCAAATCAATGCGCTCGTCGATATTAATAACAGCATCAGCATCCATATCAGTTAGGGCTGTCTTCTTTTGAGCACGAAGTTCATCAAGAGCACGCGCATACTCGACTTCCCGAGTTTTAGCGTGATGTGAAGCCATAAGCTTAAGGGCTTTTTTAACTTCCTTAAGTTCACGTTTTTGTGCATCAATATGCTCAAATAAAGGTGCCCTAGCTACAAAGATAGAGGCATCAACCCATTTACCGGGATCACCTTCATATTCTGCTTTAGGACGCCAACCTTGTTCAATAGCCTGATTTTCAATATCAGTATATTCAACTGGGGTATTTTCCTGACCTTCTTGACCTGCATTTTCGGTTGTCTCAGCCATTATTCATCCTTAGTGAGAAGACAAATTATGTCTTCATCATTGATTACTAGGAACTGCTCCTCGGTAACTGGATCTGCAATCCATTTACCACTGTATTTGGCATATGCCACATGATCACCTATATTACACCATCGATCAGTACCAAAGTCCTTGAATGCTGAAATACCTACATCAACAACAGTGCCCGTATCAACGGCTTTCTGCTCTCGATCTTCGGATTCCAATTCAACAATCAATCCTGACTTGCGTGCGCTATAGATCGCTTTATCGATCTCTTCAAACTTATCGGCACGGATAACGATCCGATGCCCTAGAGCTTTAATTCCCATTAAGGTCTTCCTCATAGTCTATACTGATTAAGTCACGATATGCTTTGATTGCTGTGGAACGAATAAGATCCTGCTGGGAGTCTAATCCGGCCTGTTCTTGCAGTTGCTCTGTAAGATCAGCAATACGTTGCTTAAGTGTCCTGAACACTTCTTGTGTTACGAGTTGGCTTTTCCAGTCTTGGAACTCTTGCTTTGAGATTGTGCTAATTTGTGGGCCTCTTCTGTATGTGACATCTTCTGTTGATGTGTTTGCTCATTATGAACCAGAGACTGAATGGTCTGAGCTGTTTGTTCAGCAGTGCCCGAATGGGCCTTATGCTGTGCTTCTGCGGCCTTGAGGGCCAGTAATTGTTGCTTATATTGAATATCGTGATCCTGGGCTTGTTTAGCCATTTGCTGCTTAGTAGCCTGATCTTGTTCTGCAAGATGCGAC